GGTCGATTGGGTGGCATTGTCCACGCCACGCATGGCATTTACAGCAACGTCCTGATAGTAATTAAATGCACTGGATGTTTCTTTAATAGCATCTTCAATACTTAGAACACGATCTTTTGCAATCTCGATATCTTTTAAAGTGCCGTCAGTATTTTGTAGTCGGACTAATTCAGCCTGAGCAGCTTTTAGGGCTGAGTTAAGCTCATCTAGTCCCTGCTCACCAATACTGGCCATTGAACGTAGTTCACCTGCACTGATAACTGACTTGTCACCAAGAGCTTCAATTTCTTTAGCAGCAGAAAAAAATTTTTCACTTAAACTTTGAGCCTTCTGGATGAGTTCAGATGGCACAACATCTGTGATTGCTTCTTCTGTTACCTCTGCCTGAGTAGCAACAGAACTTAATGCACCATTAGCTACACCCTGAAATCCATCAAATGCTGTTTTGACCTGCTTTACACCTGTTTCAAGGTTCTTAACTTCTGCCTTGGCTCGCTCAATATCCTCAGGTGTAGCATTCGTTGCAGCTAAATAGTTCAAATGTAGCTTTGCTTGCTGCAAATCATTTTGTAGGCCGGCAAGTGCCTGCTGACCATAATCGCCAAGTTGCTTAAGGTTATCTGCACTTATGTTTGCGTCACTACCCATTTCCCCTAAAGCTTGGGTAGTACTATGCAATCCTGTAACTAGCTGAGAAACTTTTTGTGTAGATTCAGAAGGAATGATCTCTTCGGGAATAGCTGTGTTTAAAATGGCTCCGGCTTGTTTGGCTTCATTCGCTACGGCGCTCAAATCATTTTCAAGACCGTCTACTTTAGCTGCTGCCTGATTTGCCTGATTGCCTAACTCACCAGCCGCCTGAGAGACTTCACTTAGCTTTCCTTTGGCCTGATCTGCTTTCTTCTGCAAATCATCAGGAACTATTTTTCCAACTTCCTGAGCAGCTTGTTCAGATGCAGCCTTCAGTTTTTCTGATTCCTGTTTTATTGCGGCGTAAAGGGCCTTGGTAACACTCTCTGAATCTTTAATATTTGATACATAGTTTTTAGTATCAGCTTCCATCACAAGTTTAAAGGTTAATTCTTTACCAGCCATATTCTTACTCGCAATAAAAAACCCACCGAATGGTGGGTTGATTGAAAATTAAAAATGTATTTAAAAATATCTATTATTTACTTAATTACTGAAGATATTTACCTGTTGTTGAATTCTTACATTCAACTTGAATTTTATCCATTGTTAAAGTCTTGCCATCTGCAAGCATAGGATACTGCCCTATAGACTGATAGTGCTTTAGCCCTTCTTTATAGCATGCCTCAAACAATTGATCTGGTGATTTAGTTCTGAATTCACCAGTTTCTATAAAATGATTAATACTCACATAAGCCACTACAAGTAATAACGCTCCAATATATAAAGCTCCACCAATACTTATTAGTCCAACAAAAAACTTAAAAGTATTTATCTGAATTTTTTTACTTTTTTCTTGGCATTGATCTGATGGTATAACGGCTGTACTACCGCAATTTTTGCAAGCACCTAATCCTATATTTCGCCATATTTCATAGATTAAACCGGGTATAAAAAAGAAAATTAATAAGACAATAGTAATTAAAAAACTACCTTTGTTTTTTGACCAGCCAATATGTCCGCAGTTATTACAACTTATGCACTTATTTGCCATCCCTGTTCCTAAACCAAATTATTTTTGAGCATCTTAACCGAACGGTCTAAATTATCGCAATGTGAAAGAACATCCTTGTTCACTTGTATTCTTTTAATTTATGCAATCATTCTCATATCCATCAGGTACTGTTTTGCCTGTGTATGAGTAATCGAGATTAAACTGCATCTACAACCCTCTTGCGGTCTGCTCCAATGCTCAACAGCATGTTCCTGAAATTCTTTATCAAAGATATTAAAAATCTTATTACTAAAACTTTGACAGGATGCCGGGGTATGGTCATCAATGATGGGTGCCCATAATAAATATCCGGAATTCTTATCCTGGGTATGCTCGCAGATATCCTTAATTACTAAATAGTTAAAAACAAACATCTGCCTGTTTGCAAACCAGGCGCGATAATCACGACTGTTTTCCAGAAGTGTCCAGTTCACATGAGATCGAATATGATCAGGGACTAAAGCAATAAATCTCTCAGTAAACTTTTTGAATAAGAGTTTATTATCTCTGAGCCTTTCATTATCCAGATGGCTCAGGAGATCCAGTATCTCATGCTTAAAAAACTTTGAGTCGGCACCACATGCCACACCCATATTCACTAACTCTCTCTGCTCGTCACTGCTGAATGAGTTAAACCATTCTTTATAAGCTGCTCTACTTGCTGCTGTTAATACTCTTTTCATGATTAAGCTCAAGTGCACTTTATAATGCCGACTATTCTAATCAGGAATGGTAAATTTAATTATGTGAAATTGTTAATTAATTCACACTTTTTACTCTTTTAGCTCATCAAGCAGCTTTTTTAAATCTTTTGCAGATGCATGCTGAGCGGATCTCACTACACTGGTCAGTGCCGCAAGCTTATTGCGGTAATCTTTTTGGGCTGATTTTAAATACTCACTGTACGTACCGTAAGTCATATTCATGATTTCGGTATGAGTGTGGCCAGAGCTAATCAGTAGCTGGAATGAATCAAACCAGGTTGAATCATTATCTTTTGTTGCCTGCTTTTTATTACGGCGTTTAGGCTGATCTTCTTTAAAATAAGCACCGTTGACTTGTAATACTGCTGATAAAACTTCTTTAAATTGCTGTTCCGATGTTGTGGCCAGATCAATCAAACTAGCTACTGGAAGCCTGGTGGCCAAACTGCACATACCCAGTACTTCAATTGAATGAGCCTTAAAAAGTTGAGTCAAAATTTCATCTGAATAATCTTTTCCCTTTAAGAAACCTTTTACCTTTTCGGCATGTACCGCCCATTGGTCAAAATCTTTTATCTGGATCTGGTGAACTTCAACATCATTTACCGTGATGGAGCGATTAACTGCTAGAAAAAAATCATTCATGATGGAATCTCAGGTATAAATTTCAGGCATTAAAAAACCACCTTTCGGTGGTCATAACTCATACAAATATATGTCAGATTAAATCGGAATATTTGTAATAGTTCTTTGTAGGTGGGAAATAATTATCATCCCAAAAATTAAAAATGTTAGAGCAATTGTTGTAGAGTTATATATTCGCATTGATTCACTATCATATGTGTAGGCTCACAAGATACCTAACTGCTGTTACAAAAGCAAACAACTTATTAGTTTTAAATAATTTTTAGGTAAAAAACCACCCTAAGATGGTTTTCTTACCCGTCTCTCCAGCCGTTTCCGACTCTCATCGATAAAAATATTATTTAGGCTACACAGGCACAAAAAAAGACGCTAATGCGCCCCTGTGCCTGTATTTGCTTGATTGATTAAGTTGCTGCAGGAATTGTCACGATGTGGCCATATAAACCCAATTTTGGATCTATGCCACGTTCTGTATCAGATAAAGCCTGACCCGAAATTTCATACTCACCCAGCTCTTCATGAATCAGAGGGAAAGTGGTTTCCGGTGACTTCTTGGTTCGCCATAAACGAACGGCCATGTGTTTGCCATTTGTCGTATTGATACCCTTAAAGAATAGTTCGTACTCTTCATCAAAATCATCTGCAAGTGAAGTATGAGTTACCGCACCTGTTTTGTAGCTGGCCAGAATCGGCATGGTCAGATCAGCCACATCATGGAAAATCACAGTACCAAATACTTCATCCACTTTATATTTTGATGGATCAACTGTCTTGGCAGCACCACTAGTCGAGTCCTTAAATGAAACTTCTTTCAGGTTATAACCTTCCAGCTGTATTTCTTCACCCGCAATCACCGTTCCAAGGGAATCATCAGTCACCGTATTTGTAGCGACTTCAGTGTTAGTACCTGAAACGATATATTCCAGATTCTCTTTATTTACTTCTTCCAGTGTTCCATTGAAACTTACCGCTGTGGTATTCACCATAGTGAAGTCAGTTGTACGTTTACCTGATGTTGATTCTTGATGCTCGATCACATCAGCATCGATCTCTAGCTCAAAATCGGGCACATTGCCAATATGACGCATCGCACCAGCAATGCCATTCGACAGCTTGGATAAGTAGAACTTACCCTGCAGAGAAATATATTCCTTAGCCATTACTTTTCATCCCCTGTGGTTTTCTTGGCTGAAGCAGCTGGCTTTGGTTCAGGGACTTCCTGAATTACACCGTCTGCCAGTAATTTTTTGATTTGAGCATCATCCAGTCCACCGACGAACTCACCCTTTTTAAACCGGCCTACAGGTTGTAGTGCCGTATATTGCTTTGCTGCCATGACTGGCTCCTAGATAAATCGTTCTGATTCAAATACTGCTGTGAGATATGCAAAACCTGTACTGAAGGCTTCTTTCACATCAACCAGCATCAATTCCCCACGTGCCGAGGCTGGCTTCCAGCCTGAGAGCAACTGAATAACATCTTCAAGAAGATTACCCGCCTGATCTGTTACCGCTGAACCATCTATAGACTGTGAACGGGCATTTTTACAGGCCACGGTGACTGCCCACTGCTGGCTGATCATGTTCATTTTCCCCTTGCCCGCACTATCCTTAGGACGAATCCGCACGAAGTTGACGTGAGCTGATGGGGTTACCTGAGACATTTCAGTCACCAGTACAGAGTTCAACGGCGTATAGATCTGCTTGAAATCCGGAATCTCCTTGAGCTTCTCGGCAATTTCTCCACGTACTGCAAAAAAGTCAGACACCTATATGCCTCCCGATAATATTAAGGATCTCTTCATCATCATCCTGATTGATGCCCAGAAAGGTACGAGAAGGGATATTGACCTGTTTTACTTTCCTGAATTGGCCACCCACTGCAAAGGTTAAGTACTCCGCCGTTTTAGGCAGAATGGTTGCACCAAAATGAAAAATATGGGCGTACATTTTGTTTGAACCCCACTCAACACCATCAGGGCGCAGGTTATAGTGCAATTCATTCATTAATTCACCCGTATCACGGCCTGTTTGACCATTTTGCATCCGGGCCCGCCATGACTGTTTCCATGGATTACCGTCTACATCATGCTGGCCTATAAACCGTTCTTGAGTGGAATAAACTCCATAGCCGCCAATCTCGACAAACATATCCTCCTTTCTGCTGTCGAAATCGGCCATATGCTGCAGTACTGCCATTACGGCAGATTCATTGTCAGGACGAATTGTTATAGCAAAAGCCATACCTCCTCCTTATTTAAATGAAGGCATCTTGTCTAGCGTTTCATCACCAAACACGCCTCCTACATAACTGGTTCCGATGGGCATTGTGGTAGGCCGGCCCTTGGGCTGATCATCTACAATTTCATTGGTTACGGTCTGGATCTGTAGATGTGCTTTTTCGTCTTGTACCCGTTCAAGAAATTTAATCGCATCTTTATAACGGTTACGTACTTCTTCAGTGGGTTGCTGGTAATAAAGCCGGTAACGGGCAATATCACAGGCCATGCGGTTCAGATTGCTGGGCACATTGGGAAGAGGCAGAGGATAACGACCACCGATATAACCGTTAATCTCTTCTGCCGCATCCTGAAGCGCTTCATTGATAGAAGCTGCTGCATCTGCATGCATCAGCTTTAACTCTTCAATGTCATCAGCAAACCGCTTCACCATGTCTGCTTCTGTTGCGTACATAGATCACCTTACTTGGCTGCATCAGCACCCTGTTCAGCTGGCTTGTCACTAGCCTTAGACTTAGACGCTGGCTTGGCCTTTTCAAGCTCAGCCACCTTTGCCTTAAGTTCAGCAATTTCCTGCTCAGCTTTAGCTTTGTCATCTGCTAAGGTTTTATTAGCCGTTGTCAGCTCTGCATTGGCTTTTTCAAGCTCAGCCAAACGTGCTGCGGTACCATCTGCTTTAGGCTCTTCCGGCTCCTGATATTCTTCAATAGCCCCAGATGCTAAAAGGGCCTGAATACGTTTTGCTTCAAGCCCCTTGATTTCATCACCTGGCATAAAATGCCCGATGGATTGTTTTGCTGTGTACTTCGGCATTTAAGCCTCCTTATAAAGTAATGAAGCCGGTTCCGCCAACTACGCCGTTTTTGTTAGAAGGAACGACCAGTGGAGCAGATTCAGTCATCAGCATAATGCCGCTTGGATCTTCACAGTACCATTGACGGTCAAAGTACTGCTGAGCCACACCATTGGCCAGCATATTTTTAATCTTACAATGGGCCACCGAGCCATTGGTATCCGAGATCAGACTGAAATAGTCTTTCTCAATGAAACGGTTCACCTTACCCTTATGACGGTAGGTTGCATCGTAAACCCAGAATTCAATTCCATCAAAAGTGCCTTTCAATGTAGCAGTCTCACTTACGCCAAAGCTTGGTGTAACGGGTACAGAGATTCCAGCATAGGGCTTGATGAATTCATCCTTGAATTCTGAATTATTCCATAGAGCTGCCCAAACCGAACCCGACATGATAGCAAGCTTAGCTTCACCACCATCAGCTGCTAATTGACGCTCTAGCATACGTTTAATGTCATCAACAGGCTTTGCTCCAGCTTCATTCCAAGGTGTTGCAGGAGTGAAAAGCAGAGATGCATCACGACGGTAATCCACCAGGTTGTATTCATAATCATCTGAATGCAGCAGGTATTGACCATTTTTTAGAAGATTAATGGCCATCATCAAAACCGAGTTATCAATCGCATCATGGTTGCGTTTCATAACAGCGATTTGAGCAATTACCATTTTTTCCTGGTCAGAGAGCTGCTGGTTACCGGTAGAGATAATGCCAGCTGTACGCAGACGTTCCAGCAAAGCTAGCTCAAAGGTTTCTGCAGGTGTTACCTGATTTTTAGGTTTGTAGTAAGCCGGTTTCACATGGCGTACTTCACCGGATTGATCAGTATCAAAAGGTTTACCAGGTTGCTGTGGCGATACCAGTGGTGCCAGGTCATGTTCAGCTGTTACTTCGGCTAGTGGTACGTAATCCCGAGCGAATATCGGGCGGTTTGGAAACAGGCGGTCCAGCAGCCATGTATCCATCGGACGGAAGTTGTTGTGAATGAGGGCAAGCTCACCCACATCCAGAAGTTCAAGCGGAGTACCGTCAATATTAAAAGACTGTGGCATGTTTATTACACCTTAGAAAGTTCGATTTTGTTTTTGGTTGCTTTGGCGCGGACAGCATCATATTTCGCCTTGTCCAGCAACGCCCCATTTAAAGACACGGCCTCAACGTTAAATACGCCGCCGTAATACACCGGAATTTCAATCCCGTCAGCCGCTTTAATGGTTGCTTCGGCTGCGGTAACGTTCTGGCCACAGATCACATCCCAGGATGATTCATCTGCAGCATGAGTCAGTACATTGTCATCTGATAGCACCAGAAGATCGCCGTACTTATATGCAGTGGCCGTGGTGACCTTGGCATTGGCACGGCGCAGCTTTTCATTGTCTAGCACCAACCGTTGGGAGGTGATGGTTAGCTTTGGAATAGTAATGCTCATGAATTATTTCCCCTTGTTTTGTTCAGCGAAGGCTTTTGCACCTGCTGTGAATTGATGTTCTTGGTTACCACCCTGTCCGCCTTGTCCTTGTCCACCCTGTCCGCCAGTAGCCTGATGATTGAACAGGTAGTTCAGTGCAGGATTTACAGCTGGTGTTTGTTGTTGCTGTTGGCCAGCTGGTGGCTGTTGATTACCTGTCGAGAACTGTCGAAGCTGCTTTGCAGTAAAGGCAAAGATGGAGTCGTCCATATTGGTGTATGCGTTTTTATCGTCAGCACTGAATTGTGTTTTCAGCTCTGTTTCTAAAGCTGCAATCTCATCAGCACGTTTCTGTGCTTTAAACTGTTTCAGCTCTTCCAGCGCATCGTCGCGCTCCTTTTCTGCCTGCTGTTTGGCCTGTTGTGCTTTTTCTATTTCGGTCACGTCTGTGTCCTCTTCTGGTGGTTGATTGGAGTTAGGTTTGCCTGAGAAGGCTTTGATTGATGTATTCCGATCAGCACCGGTAGAGCAGATCGTGAATTCACGAATACGGTTGTTACGAAAAACGGCGATAGGTCCGGTAAATGACTGACCATTAACCACAACGGTCTGGCCTGTGTTTACCTCTTCAACTGAACCCGGATCAATGAACATGGACATTTGAAATGGAAACTCGTCATCAGAGTCCTGGACAATCTCCTTAGCTCGTTCATTAGTCAGGAAGTGTCCTTCTACATCGATCTTTCCATTGGTATCGACTTTTTTAACTACACCGATCCGATTAGAGCCGAAGTGCTCTTCCAGCAATGCAGTAGGTGAATCAATTTCGATACCCTCAAGATCAAAGACCACCCCGGTACGGCCCCAATACCAGTGACCATCTACACGTCCACCGCTATACGCCGTACCTTTAAATGTACGCTTTTCTCCCTCTTTGGCCTGAGGTACCTCAATGGCTGATGTATTAAATAGAAACTTCAGCCGCTCTTCATTTGGATCTGGCATTTTTCATGCTCCATAAAAAAACCGCTCCATAAGGAGCGGTTTAAGCAGTTTAAAAATTTAGTTTAATCTAATTGAATCCTTTTCAAAATCTCTCATGAATTTCTTGGCCTCAGTATATTTTGATAGCAAAATAAGATTGTACGAACCAATACTGATAAGAATAACAGCCCAAGAAATTACAATCGCTATAGATGCTAAATCAGGCCAATTTAAATTGATACTTAGCCAATCATTAACTAGCTCAAACCAAAGTACCAAAAATAGACCACCGCCCATAGACAAGGAATAAGTGATTAAATACCTCACTCTTCGCCAAAAAGATTTTTTGAATGATAAAGAAATAATATTGTTTTGCTCATCACGGTTAAGTTGAATAAATTTTTTTACAGTAAGGTAGTATCTGACCCAATACTCCATATTTTCAAACTGGCGAAAATAAATTACCTCTCTGAAGCTTACTTTCTTACTTTGAAATAACTGCTGCGCTACACGGTCTTTTATTAAATTAGGTGTCTGTTTTCCTATTAACTTTTCAAACTCTTTCGCATTCTTTACCTCATCTGCATACTCTTCTTTCGAGTGTTTTCCTATTGCGGCTCTAGAAGTCATATATGCGACTAGTAAAGGAACTAAAATAGGTCCTAAGACTGTTAATATTTCTAAAATTTTTTCCATAAAAACTAAGCTATTTATTTTTCGCTTAATCTAATGTAGAAAACCAGCTTTATAAAGCCTTTAATATATAAACCATCTGGCCATTTACTATTTCCCTTGAAACTACCTGAAAAGATATGCCTAACGGAAACAGTACACCTTGCCCGGCATTTAGCTTTTCCAGATCAATACCTAAACCTTTAGCATTCTCAATCTGAATCACGATATTTGAGCCAGAACCTGCAAGCAGTAATGGCGCATCCAGTGTAATGACCTTACCTACCTCCAATGATGCAGCGTAGGCTAGTGAAGCTGATCCGGTCACTGTAGTTGCACTATTCGATGCCACTGCCTGTAGCCTGCCTAAATCCTCCTTCAACCAGCGTTTAAGTACTTCCTCAGCCAGAGTGATAGGGGGTTGCTTTAACTGCACCGTAAGAGCTGAATCATTGCCTTGTACATAATCCAAAAAAGTACGAATGGCACTTGGCCGGATATCTGGATCAAGTGGAATCACTGTATTGGCCACCACATCAAATAAGTCCCGAGTTTTATCATCCATTGGAGCAAATAAACTGGCCAGCTTTTTACTTGCCGTCCATTCAGCCTTGATGACCTCTTTCTGCTCCAGCAAAAACGCTTTATCTAGGTCAGAATCCAGGATCTTCTGGTCCACCAGACCAGATAAATCGCCATAGGTCATTGGACTGGTACTCCATCCCATTTCCTCAGCCACTTCCGGTAGCTGATCATCTGGCGTAATACTATATTTTTCTGCCTGCTTTTCAGTTAAGGCAATCACTGTACAGCGACACATGAAGCCCCACGGCGGGTAATACATGAGCCAGAATGGATCATCGATATGACGAATAATCCGGTTCAATGCCAGGTGACTTGGACGGACCCGGCTATCATCGATAGCTGAATACATCAGGTATGGTCGTTTGTCCCTATTGCGTTGCTGCTGTTGCCAGCGTCCATGACTATACGCCGTCTGAATATTGGTCCTAAAAACATTCTTGAGATAAGGCTCACTTAGCTTGATCTCATGTTCAGCGACCAGTTTCTTAAAGTCCTCAAATGTCGAGCCATCTGCAATGGCCTTGTTTACGGCGGCTATCACAGTCTGGATCTGTTCTATGCTCGATAAAAAACTGACCGTGGTGGCCAGTTGTCGTGTCTTGAGATCCAGAGAGTAAAACTCATCAGGCAATACGATTTTACGAGACCGGGCAAACTGTAAGGCCTCTAAGAATGTGACTGGCTTCATTTATCCTCACTTGCTGTTATATACCCCAGCACATCACCTGCATATAAAGCCCGCTCAAGATTCGCCGTGAACTGCGACTGACTGGCTTCAGGCATAAGCTGCATTAGATTAAAGGCCAGTTCTTCAGGTGTTTCACTCTTCTGCAGAAGCTCATTTACCTGGGCATTGCTTAAGAGTTCAATATTGCGCTGTGCATCAGTCAGCTCTTCTACTTCTTGCTGTTCAGGTGATAGCTTTCTGGTAGTTGCGGCAAAACTAAAGGCTTTATGCGGTAATGCATTGAATTGCTGTATTGGCGTGATATCTGAAGCTACCCCAACCTTGAAATGCTCAGGCTTGATACCGTAGGTTTCAATGATGTACTTATCATTAAACTGCACACCCAGATCCTTAAGCTTCAAGTCCCGCTCGACCACTTTGACATTGAGGTCCTGTTCACCGCCTAGAATGATCGTATGTTTATCAAATCCATTGAGGATACAAAGAGCATCAATCAGTTCCTGAACTGTCGGTGAAATCATGCGTAAGTCAGAATTACGTTTATCCATTCTGACTTCATTGTGTACTTCCCCCAGAGCACGACTGCCGCCTCCCTCATTTTCGGAAGTTAAGGTTTGGCCAAGAACAACTTTCTGCACACGGCGGACCATGACCTTATCAAAAGCTTCAAATGCAGAAGCACCTGCACCAGAGAAGTTAGTTCCCACTGTAGTTACTTCATCTTCTGCAGGAATTGATAAGATCGATTGTGCATGGGCATTCAATAAAGCAGAGGTCATCGCATCAATATCTTGCTGCTTACGATTCTGACCACCCACCTTACCGATTAATAATGGCGATCCAAAACGTTCCAGGAACTTCACCCAAAATTTAGTGGAGCTAGTTTTGAAGTACCAGATCCAATATAGCTTGGTGAGTAAGGCTTCCCCATACGGCTGCTTATAAGATGGTTTACGCCGTGTCAGAAAGAACTTGAGCGGATAGGTTTTAAATACATTTACTTCAGCACTGGACTGAGGCTTACGGAAGATCAGTTCGCCATTATTTTTAGGCTCAAACCATTCCAGCGGCTTGACCATAATCTCGGCAAGAGTAAACCGGCTATTCTCATCAATCTTATAGTTAGCTTCCAAAACTGAGTAACCGTAGGGACACGCTTCCCATGCACCCGATACAATTTCAAAATGCCATTTGGTGAAAAGCTCTTTTAAGAAATGAGTTTGTTCACCATGATCTTCTACGAATCGCCACGGCGCATTTAAAACTGCATCAAGCCGGGTTTCCATTGCCTGTGATATTTCATCATCCGTCATTAAGACCGAAAGACGTTGCCGAGAAAGTCCAGCTTGACGCAACACCTCATCCACATCAGCGGCTCGTCCCATAGCAAAAGCAAGATTCTCTACCGCTACACTGGTCATTAAGCCTGCTGATTTTGGCTTTGTCTCTTTCTGTTTGTTTTTGGATTTTGCCATATTAAAAACCTTGTTTAGAATCTGCGTGTACCACCTCCACCTGGTATTAATCGGGCAGGCGGCCTTATGTCACTAAAGCAAATCATGACACCGTCAGCGCGGTTCGGAGACAGTGCACCATCGGGTTGTTTGTTCACTAAAATCTTGCCGGCACCGTTCTTGCTATAGGTAGGCTGTGACAGCTCTCGTTTAAGTTGTTCAAGCTCTTGCTTGTTTATGTCTTTGGTTGACAGTGAAATAAGACTATCGGGGTCATACTGCATTCCCTGCAAGGCTCGATAAGTATTCTGAAACCTAAGACGCAATGACCACCACATCTGGGCTTTAAGATTGGCAAAGAAGTCTACGTTTTTACGTGCCTCAACCATTTCCTGTTCCGGATTGTGTACTGCCCCTGATCCCCGAAATGGATTAGCTTCGATTTCTGGAATGCCTTTAGCTTTATTCTGCTCATTAATGACACGTGCATCACCACGCACACCAGCACCCAGACCATCTGCATCATAGAAAAACATATTCAGTTTTAAATCCAGGCATGCATCTATGGCTTTTTGAGTGGTACCAAAAATGTCATCACCAATACCAGACCAGGTATCTAAGTACTGCAGAACAATACCGTGACGGGCAGCAAACGAGTTTTTATCCTTGCCTTCATCCGCTACATCCAGTGCACCATTACGCTCACCAGAAGGGTCTATACCAAGCTTTATGTGAGCATCAACAGCAGCCTGTACCCATGCAGATGGAATCAATACCCCTTCTACTGAAGCAGCGTAATCAATATCAACTTCTTGGGCCAAAACAATGTCATCCAGTGTGGCCAGTTGTTTCTCATACCATGGATAAATCAGTTTGCCATCAAATTCGACCTGCCAGTTTTTATCCGGATTATCACGCCAGGCCATGGTGAAAACGGCGTAGCGGCCACTAAAACGATCCTGGTGAAACTTGTCACCAATACCATTTGGTGTTGAGCCTTTAATATGGACATTGGTGTTTTGTGATATTGCTGCATCTACAGCTTCCTGACGTTCTACAAACGCCCACTCATCCAGAAAGTACATTGTGGTCCGTCCACCACGGCCAATGTTGTCTCCTGCTTCACCGGTAACCGTTGCGCCGTTGTCTGGATTAATAATCCGCATGTAATTGTCATGCACTTTTTCAATAAAGCCCTTGGGCTTCATCCAGGCTGGCAGCTTGGAATACATATCCCTGAATTTATGAAGCAGTGTTTTTGGGTCACCCTTCTTGTCAACCAGATCCTCTTTTCGACTACCGACACCGCCAGCAAAGCCTTCTACAAATAACCACCGGTGCAAGTAAAAGCCCAATACAACATAGCTCATACCTTCATCACGGCTTTTTTCAATCAAGCCATGTGTCTGAGTACTTTCACGTTCAATTAACCAATCTACAAGTTCAACCTGACCGGGACGCAAAGCAAAAGGAATATTTGCTGGCAGGCCAAAAGGCATACCTCGTGGATCATAAGTCCATACCCAATGGTTGAACCAGTGTGCCGGATCGTTTTTGCATTTATAGATTTCAGCCTGGATACTTAATTCATTCTGCTCTATCAATATCCGGTAGTAATAACGCCGTGTCATTTCCTCAATAACATCCGGCAGACGTACATTGATTGTCCACTCTTTAATTAGTGGCGCTATATCTTCAATTGCATAAGTCATAACTTGCCATTAATTGCTAAACGCGAAAGCTCCTGAGCGGACAGTCCAGCGAGCTCATCTGGGGTGAATTGATGTGTTGATTTGGTTTCTTGCTGGATCGGGCCGCCGTCCTTACCGGTGATTTCCTGTTTAGTCACACGGCCATCTGTTTCTTGAAATGCTTGCTTTAACAGGTTCTGCTTTACGCGCTTATTGCGTCCAGAATCCTCATACATCTTTTGAAGTTCCCTTAAACGAAATGCTTTATTAGCAATTGCTATATCTTCGATATTTTCTCGAAAATCCTGACGAGTTTGATGAAATAGCTCTGTCAATTTCTTGCTTAGGTTTCTGCCTGAAAACTTTGTAGGGTCATAACCCTCACATTGTCTACGGTCAATCTCTATACCAAATCTTTGTTGGACAGCATCAGCTACCTGTTGAGGTGTTTCAAAGCAAGCAAGAGACTGAACTATAAAGATTTTTACAGGCTCTTTAAGTGCCGCCATAAATACCCCTTTGTCATGCTACGTCCAACAAGACAGGCAAAAAAAAAGAGCCTTTCAGCTCTAACCAATCACACAGTTTCCACAACACGCAGCAATATTAGTTTCAGACACAAACGGCGCATTCTTTGCAATTTCCAGTAAACGCTTAACTGACTCATCAGCTCCCCAGCGTTTAGTCTCACCAAAGAACACTTCGACATCATGGCCAGCCAAATAATGCTTTGGTAAGCCGGTCATATCGCTATAAATGATTTCGCCGTCCTCATCACGTTCAACACCAATATGATAAAGTTCATGCTCAATCAAACGGCAGAACTCCCGATCATTAGAGTTTTCGCAAAAGCTTGCGTCTAATGTAATGAGATAAACAGGTACATAGCCGAACCAGTCCCGCATCTGCTGTTCCTGTCTAGCCTTCTTCCAGCCACCCTGGTTAAACATCACCTTTTCACATTGGCCCAGTACCATACGTTTTTTCGCTACTGCCGCAGATGAAGCCCAAGCAAATGCCAGGAAGGTTTCATCATCATGAAGCAGTTCAGCGATATGATCATGGTCCGGATTGTGCAGCTGGCCACCCAAGGTTAAAAAGTTTTTAAGCACCCATTCTTTTAATTCAACGGCGGGTGCCAACCGGATTGCTTCCTCTTCCTCTGCCTGATCAATCAGTTCCGGCGGCGGGAATGGTCTGAACTGTTCCATTGAATGAATGCCTCTTTAAGTGTTTAAGCCATTGGCGAGCATGACTGGATTCTATTTGCAATGGTCCAGCTTCGTTGATCTTGTAACGGCTAGCTGATTCCAAACGTACAACGTTATAACCCATCTCTTCAGCATGATCATAACGATCCATGCTCCAAGCCTTATTGCTCAGTTTTCCCTTACGTCCACCAGACCAAGGCCCGCCTGCTATTTCAATTAAGATCCTGTGTTCGATCAAATGAAAGTCGAAACGCCAGTGCTTGGTAGATTTAAAGTGAAAGCATTTTTCAAATTTGATTTCTAAAATATCCAGAATCCGCTCTAGTTCTTCTTGGGCTTCGAGATATTTTTGAGTTGCCTTGGGTAATGGCTTTGCTCTTTGTACCTTTCTTAATGGCTTCTTTTTGGTTAGAGCTTTGTACTGGTCTATATCCATAACTTACACCCATTAAAAAACCGCACTAACTTTAGTCAATGCGGTTTTATATTCTTACCAAACTTAAATAACGCTATTCGATTTCTTTCCAGAAAGTGACATATAGTTTGAATTCCGACTTTATGAGAAACGCACTAATTAAAAATGCAGCCCCAATCACCAGAAACATTACATCAATATTCAATAACCCCACCAATTCAAGGATAACTCCAAGAATGCACAGTGCATAAAAAATAACTACGCCTAAATTTTCTTTCATTTACTTCACCAGGAGAAAATTTGCTTTCTACAAATTTGAATCGGCATTTTTACATCAAAAATCGCATAAATGGAATAGACCGAGAAGTCTATTCGGTAAATATAGTTTTTAGCTATCTGGTTGGCATTTCCCACACTTCCTGCACTCTTTCACCCTGAACACATCATTCTCAAACTCCCAACAGTGGAAGCAGAATATCTGGCGTATAAAGCGGAGCATTCCTTTTCTCCTTAATTAATCTTTAAATGCCCAATCTCCATTTTTATCATGAAGCTTGATTGCTAATTTCTTTGGAAGAAAAGGTAATATTGGGTGAACTATTGAATTATGAATAAACCACTTAAACCATTTTTTCATCAAACACCTCTCTAGCTATTCGAACCTTCACGCTTCATTGTGTTTCCTCATTGGCACGCCATGTAGAACTCGAACCTACAACCATTGGTATAGAACACCCATGCTCTATCCGATTGAGCTAATGGCGTATATTTCAGATATAAAAAAAGCCCACCCTGAGGTGAGCTTTTTAGCTTGCTGTCTTTCCGAGCTGTCTATGTAGTAGATATATGCCTAGCTTTCTAATTTAGAGATATAGCCACTAAGGCGATATTACTAGCATTTCTCTTTAAGTATCTCAATATAAATAGCCAATATAATGTTCAACCAGTACGCTTAAAAAAATTATCTCTTTTCTTCAGGAGATTCTATATATAAAAAAAATCCTGCTTTACTGGAGAGAGAAGCAGGATTAAGGGGAAGTTACCAAGTGTTCTTCTAACAGAGGCTAGGAAGAATATTTACTATAAGCAATAATTCTCATTTACAAAGTGGCGTTTATGATTCAGAAAGTTAATTCTTATTAATATGATTACTTAATTTCTATTTTTGAAAACAATGAAGGCCTTATAACTTGAACAAGAAAAGACTCTTACAAGATGAGCATGTATAAGCTCACATTTATGCTCCTGAATAAAGTTATTAACTAAACCTTCGACTTCAGAAAGATTATGCGCCTTAAACGTCTTAACATGTTTCATGAGATTTAATCCTCACGCATCCATTTGTAAAGATAGAAGCCCACCTGTTTCCAGATGGGCCTACAACTACTTCCGACGGCGGGAGTGGGTCTCAAGAGACCAAACTGATCCACTTAGCGAGTTGCCAGCGTAATTTAAATTTAACATAGCAATAGATATTAAAAAAGCCCGCAAATGCGAGCCTTATCTAGTGGCGGTTAAATACAATATCGCCAAGTTATCACAAATATGCCATACCTTGTGCGCACAGTCAAATTACATTGATTTTATACATCATCTATAACGACTTTGGGGTGGATGAGGAAAATAAGCTTTATCAGACCTGGCAGTAGCTTGAGTTTTATTTTTTAGGTCTGAAATTTCTTTAGCTGTTACTACTAATTCAATATTCTTTTGCTCAGCTCTTAAACGTACATACCCTCTGAGCATTTTCTCTTTATAAACAAACTGTCCTTTTTTTAATCCAGCTGTCAAAATAGGACCATATTCACTTTTTAATAAGTTTCGAATTCTTGCTGAAAATTTTTTAAGATCTAAAGGTTCTTTATCATTACATTGTTTAATAATGCCCAAGTATTGCTCATACATATTTTTTATATATTCACCAATATTATCCTCTGCAACAATGGTTGACCAAACAACTTCCTCATAATCTTGTGAGCGTTGATTAATTGCTTTCTCATAAGGTCTCGAAAGTTCAGTATTGATCGCATCAATTGCCAGTTCAATCGCTGCATGGTAGTCTTCCCAATCAACTTTAGTGACTTGCTCAGGCTTCTCATATAAAAGCCAAAGAAGTCTCTCAATAATTAGATGAACATAAAAAGGATATCCGTCACTTATTAAAGCTATCCTAATATAAATAGATCTCTCAATTTCAATATCAAATGCTTTTAAGGCTTCAGTCGCGATAGCCCACCTTGCATCCCAAGATAATTTTGGAAGTTCGATTGTCTCTAGCTGTCTTATAGCTGAGCGGTGGGATCCCAAAATCTCATCCAAAGTATCAGCAATGCCTGTAAATATAAATTTCACCTCAACACGTTTATCACCTAGTTGCTTTAAAAAATCAGCAAACTTTTCTACTTCTTCCAAGTCTCTTATGCGGTCTACCTCATCTACCACTACAACTAATTCATCATCAAAAAATTCAGAAAGCTCTTTGAGAGTCTCTATTCCATCACTTAAACATTTTATTTCATTATTAAAATTTATATTTTCTAGTTCACTTTCTCTTTTAAATGTAAACCATTTAAAACCTACTTGAAGAGTATTTTTAACTTTTTTACGCTTCAGTCTTGTCTTATTGATCGCTTGCGTCGCTATAGTAGCTATCATAGATAAAACTGTGGTATCTGGTGCGCATGAAATATCTATATAGCAACCTTGTTCACCACACCATTCATTAGCAGCAGTTGCAGCTAATGAAGATTTGCCTACCCCTCTTTCGCCATATATAAAAACATTTCTTCCGGTGGCAAACAGGGCTTGCTGAATTCTATTTAATTGTTTTTCTCTTCCTTTCAAATGCTCTAAAGATAAAACTGGATGCGATGGGGAAACAACCTCATTAACTTTTCTACCAAAAGTCTTTCTATCAAAATCTTTAATTGCCATATATTCCCCCTTATTTATTTACATCATAACAAAATTTAAATAAATCAGCTTTAAGTATAGGAAATCTCCCTCCTATGAAAGCAAGTGCACATTTTAGATCTTGTCTAATTTGCAATAATGAAGTATCGAAATATTTAGCAGTGTCTCTTAAAGATCTGTTTTCAACATAAACCTGCCATACTACATCCATCCACTCCTGTAAGGTTTCACTTTCAATCTGGCGTATGTCTAAAATTATCCGCTGAAATGCTCTTGCCTCATTGTCGGTTATTTGGCAGGTCACTCCACGGCGTACCACTGGTTCTCTAAAGCTTTCATCATTCATATATTTTGCAATGAGCTGCTCACGTTGTTTCTGGTTCAACTTACGCGTGGGCAATGATTTGTAGACCAGACGCTTGACTTCAGTATTGC